TTCCCACACGGATGAGGGGTTTGAGGTGGTTGTTCACCTGCCGGGCGTTGGAAAGGACAACATCAAGGTGGAACTTCTCACAGAGGACAGGCAGGTAGCGGTGGCTTGGCCGGAGGATCAAGAGGTAGTTTTCAATCTTCCGGACAATGTGGATGTGACGGACGAGGGATACAAGGCATCCTATGTGGACGGTGTTCTCAAACTTGTATTCAGCAAGAAGAACCCCACTGCGAGCCGAAGGAACCTCACAATTAATTAGAATAATACACCCCCCATTCCTCCAAAGCATCTAAATACATTGAATGACATGGCGTAAAGTCTTGCCGTTCTCGTAGTGGATGCGCTCAGCAAATCGAGTTGGAACATCTGTTTTGATATTCTGCTCATGTTGATGGTTCCGGAGGGGTCTCCTCCAATCTTTTGACCCACATTAAACACATTTACCTTGTAAGTAGGTGCCTGTGTGTAATGTTCGTAAAGTTGTATAGCCATGGAGTTAATACGATCCATATCGAAGTAGAGTTCTCCATTTAAAAACATTTTCCAGTTATCCACCTGGTCGTTTGCGAAGTGGCTGTAGGTTGATGAATTATGCGAAGAATAATCAAATACACCATCCGTACCGGAATCGTTCTGAACAAGGAGAATGAGTTCCTTGACGGGGTTCTTGAAATCTGTGGTGAATCGAATCTGGTTTAGATTTCCAAGGGTGACCCTGGCAAGTTGTGCCTGAACGATCACATAGTCGAGGGGTCTCCCCAAAAAGAAATTGCGGTGCTCCCTTTCCAAATACACAGCCTGAATGTACAACTCAACCTGTGGCAAAACGACGTCGGGGAGTTCCGACTCCGGTCGGAGGTAAATTCTCACCTGAAGGGAGTGTCTATTTAGGGCAAGAAGGGGGAAGGAATTTTTATATCCCTTACCGAAAAATGGAAGCTCTACCATGAATTTCTTTCCGGAAACGCTGTATCCGTAGCCATTTTCCGAAGCCGATCTCAGACACATTGCATTGTAATTGTCTCGAGTTCGCTGGTCGTCCGTGAGGTTTGACTGGATGGAAATGATCTCGCCAGTAAGGGATATTATGGTCTGACCTCCCACAAGAAGTTCTACCTTATCCAGCAGGGCGTGACCCGCATCTTGGGGGATACTTTGGGAATTATCGTAATTGAAATCCAAATAGAAACCGGTGATGATGTCACAGATGTCGTTGGAAATGGTGCAGAATGCCTCTCCCCCGAAGCGTATCACCGAATCGAATGGCAGTCTTATCATTTCCGAAGTGTAGGTGGAACGCTTCGTGAAAATTTTCTGGTAGTAGGAAACCACGGGGGTCCCTGTCAATATTGTATCTTGAAGTCCCTTAACGGCAAGCCGCATTCTACTAAGATGTGTTAAAAAAAGATTGGAAAAAATGCGTATTTACTTGTAGAATGAACATTCAACTCAAAAAATTTGACCCAACGACCATCCCGGACGACAAGGTGTGTGTTTTTATTGGAAAAAGAGGCACAGGAAAATCGACCCTGGTGACGGATATTCTCTACCACAAGAAGTATTTACCCGCCGGAGTGGTCATGTCGGCGACGGAGGAGGGAAATCACTGGTATCAACAATTCATACCAGACCTATTCATCTACGGAGAATATGACAAGGAAATAGTGGAAAGGGTGATAGACAGGCAGAGGAAGATGGTGAATCTCAAGACGCCCCCGGGAAAGCCACCCCTCACATCGAAGGACATAGGAAGCTTCATACTCATGGACGACTGCATGTACGATAAGAAATTCCTAAAAGACTCGTGCATACGCCAGTGCTTCATGAATGGAAGACACTGGAAGATATTTTTTATGTTGACGATGCAGTATTGTATGGATCTAAGCCCCGATTTGCGCGCGAACGTGGACTACGTGTTCGTTGCGAGGGAAAATGTCATTCAGAATAGGGAAAAGATTTATAAATCATTCTTCGGTATATTCCCAAATTTCGACATGTTCAATCAGGTCATGAATGCCTGCACGGAAAACTACGAAGTTCTGGTACTTGACAATACATCCAAGTCCAATAAGATCGAAGATTGCGTTTTCTGGTACAAGGCCAAGGTGAGAAAATCATTCAGGGTGGGGTCACAGCAGTTCTGGAATCTACACCAAAAGACATACAACTCAAACAAGTTGGGAAAGAAGACGCAAGACCCAAACGAGGTAAAACGAAACAGAAACTCACAGCAATTGAAGGTGAAAAAGTTAAAATAATTATTCAGGTAGGTCAGATCCTACGAAAAGGATATCTTTGAACATGAGCCACGAAACCAAAGCCGTGGAACTTTTTATGAATGTGTTGGGGAGGGATAAAAATGAAGACATTCATAAGAAGTTGTCAGTTGGATTAGTCAAGAGTGCGAAAAACTGGGCGGTGAAGCACCTCAGAAACATGGAATTCCCCGCAGAGACCAAGTATCTGGACACTGGAAGGAAAATGGGGAAAGACGGGGATTGGAAGAATAGCCCCTGGTGGGACTTCGTTCAGGAACACCCCAGAGCTTTCGTAAACGTGAACGGAAAACTTCAAAGGGCACCGAGAACCCTTCTCGACAATCAAAGAAAACTCATAGAACTCAAAAAGAAACGCGTGTTCCCTAAAGGCGTGAAGGAACTCGTGCCACCCAAAGATTCCGAACCGAAAAAAATTCAGGAAAAGGCTGACGCGGAGATACTGCACGCGAGGACGATGGAAGACATCAAGCGAATCAAAAGCGAAATCAAACTCAACCTCGTCAAGATCAAAAACTATGAACAATTCTACAAACCCAAAAGAACATTCAAACCCAACATCTACCTGACGCAACCGACGGAATTCGATGATGTCATCCAAAGGGAGGCGCCCGTCAAGAAACGAATCATTTACAGGCTGGCAGTCTTGGCGAAAAAGAGAGAAATTGAAGAAATGGAGAAAGAGTTAGAGACGCTCTCTTTCATGAGAAAGTCCCTCCACGAAACCATAGTCACCATCGACAAGGACAACTACATGAGGTCGAAGGAACTGTGGAGAAGCATCAAGTATAGGGAGGAGGTGGAAAAGGTTCATGCAAATAAGGAAACGAAAAAGGAAGAGTTGGCAGCCATAAACTTCATCACCGAGGAAAACCTAAGCGACACGATGGTGTCTCCTCCCAATCCATTCAAGAACATGCCCTATGTGAAAACAGACACGAGGGCAAACTGGAAAAATCCAAACTTCTTGGAACTTTTTAATTCCAGAGTTAGATCCCTTATATTCGCTATCAGACACAATGAAACCACAAAATTGCTAGACAAAATTGTAAAAAATGAATTCAAACTCAAGGAACTCCACAACGTGGAACCTTGGGACATCGTGCCCCCGAAGAAAGAAGAGGAGGTGGTCACCAGACTCGAAGACAGACCCGATGGAATGTTCAAGTGCAACAAGTGCTTCTCGTGGAAAACGAGCTATGTGGAAAAGCAAACCCGATCCGCAGACGAACCCATGACCATCTTCGTGAGCTGCCACGCCTGCGGAAATGTCATGAAGAGGTAGACTTAAAGGAATAATAGATTGCTTTTATAGAATGATGTGTTGTTCCGCGTGCGAAGAACCCATCAGGAGGGTCAACATGGCGAGAACCCGGTGCGAACACGATCTCCACAACTACTGCATCCCTTACGAACACCCCAAAATACACTGCGCGAAGTGCAAACTCGTCATCACCAACGAATACATTCTCAGGTACGACGAGAACGATCAACCGTGCCACGACTTCTGCAACAAGAACGCAAGGCAGAGGGTCATCAAAAGGTGCCCCATATGCAACGAAAAAGCAACGATGAGAAACAAACTCAGAAACCGAGAAATGGAAGATTTGCTCCAAAAAATTGAGGGATTGGACTACGAAGATAGAATTGAAATATACGAGAAATTCGGTTTCAAGGAAGAGGAGTGCAAAAGACCCGAACTCACCGAAGAGGAATGGGATCGCATTCTGCAGTGCCTTAATCCACTCAAGGATGAAAATGAAGAATTTGTCAAACCAACCACAATTTCGTCATCCAAACCACTTGTCATACCAGAACCAAAATACTACGAACCTAGGGAGTTGGCACCAGGCGAACGCTACAAACCACCTAACAGATCGAGGAGAGCAAGAGAACATGGTGAATTCCTGAAATCCGTCGTCCCGAAATCTGTAAAAAACAGAGTCCACGATCTTTCCATTTTTTCAAGACCGGTATAGTTTAGCTCCTTTTTTCCTGTTCTCCTCCTTGGTGAGCCACTGGAGGTTGGTGTAGTGGAAGCACTCCCTCTGCTGTTCCGGATCAGACATGTCGAAGGAGGCGCACGGGCGAATGTGGTCTACCTCGCCATCGGTGTAGTCCTTCCCCTCCACCTTGGTCTTCTCTAGGTATTCCTGTAGAAATTCGATGGAACACCCCACTAACTCCATGGTCGATGCGGACTTGTTGGCTCCTTTTAGGGCGAGGTTTAATCTGCGTCGAAGATTATCCAATATTCTGTATCCCTCATCCGTCTTCCTTCGGTTTTTAATGTATTTCTTTTGCTGTTCGCTTATTTTCTCCTTGTTTTCTTTGTTGTATTTCTTATTCCTTATTTTTATAACCTCCTTATTTTCTTCACGGTATTTCTTTTGCTGTTCTCTTATTTTCTCCTTGTTTTCTTCGCTGTATTTCTTACTATATTCTCTCTTCTCCTCCCTATGTTCTTCATTGTATTTCTTTCCGTATTCACTTATCTTTTGCTTGTGTTCTTCACGATATTTATTATTTTGTTCGCTTATCTTTTGCTTGTGATCTTCGCGGTATTTCTTATTTTGTTCGCTTATCTTTTGCTTGTTTTCTTTGCGGTATATTTTATCACATGCCTTACACTGGGGCCTGTGTCCGTCCTTAGATTTCTTATATTTGTTGAACTGTTCCAAATGCAATTCTAAATTACACTTCGAACAGGTCTTCATTCTAATAGTGTACTAAACCCGTCCCTTTAAGCTTAAATCGGAATTCCCAACCTCTTTAATTTTTTTTGGAAATTCGACTCCTCCTCTTTTGAAACGAACATCTCCACCTTGCGCTTTAGAAGTAAATTGTTGATTTTCTCAATCTCCAACCTACTTAAAGTGACAGAACCCAGAACATAATCCTCATAGGCTTCACAAACAGCTGGCACCAAGGGTTTGATGATATCGTAGATTGCGTTAGCGTACTCTCTAATCTCTGATTGAGCGTGCGAATCCAACCTGAGACGCAAATAATGTAAAAGATTTTTCAGATTAATTTTCCAATAAAAAATAGTGTAAGTTGAAAGAGGAAGGTGCTCTCGTGCCGTTTCCCTTGCCACGCCCTGTTCCAGCATCTTGTGATAGACGTCAAACGCATGTTCGCACGACGCCTTTTGATCACGAAGGAGCACCATGGCTTCTGGCGTCTCCAGAACCCCTTCAGACCCTTGATGGTTCACCTTGGACTGTCCACGAAGGTCCTCAGGGACATGGAATTCCTCGGGCAGTTCCGAGTACCTTCCCGAGATCTCATTGATGCTTGCGGTTCTGTGTCGCATATGTTGCCGTGCTAGGAAAACGGGCATCTTAATGTGGAATTTAAACTCTACCATCTCGAAGGGCGTGGAGTGATCGTTTCGTAGGAGGTAGCGGATGAGTCCTCGGTCACTCCGAACGCTCTTTGTGCCCTCCCCGTAACTCACCCTCGCGGCTTGAACGATGGCGTGGTCAAGGTCTTCCCTCGGCATGGTGTCGACCAACCTAACGAACCCGTGCCTATGTACTTGTTTCATGATACTAAGCATTTAGTCGCTTCTCTCTAATTGCTTAATCCTAATGTGCTTTTGACTAAACTTCGACTTGTCCTTCTCCTTCTTTTTCGTCTCCCTCTTGCGATCCCTGTCTGTCTGCTCACCGCCCTTTGGCATTTACTTACCATGCGCGAAAATCTTTAAAAAGTTAAAAAAATTATTGAGGTGCGTAATTTACTTTTAAAGAAAAAACTCGTACAGATAGTATGTACGAAAACGAAGAAGAGTGTCGTTTCAAATTGTGTACAAAATTTACGCAATTTGTTAAGGGAAAAACTGAAGATGTTTTGAGCGACATCTTTAAAAGATACATTATAAATTCAGAAGAAACTAAATTTCATATGTTGGATATTGTGGTTACTAACAAAAGTTTAGCAGAGACGGAACAATGGAAATATAGAACGGAAAAAAAGTTTAGAGACATCGAAGACGTGAAAATTAATATTTTGTCATCAAAGAGTGTCAAGTACAAAAATATCGATAGCTATATTGTAGATATAGTTAAAACTAAAAATAAGAAAGATTTGCCTAATATTCTTATTGTCTGTTATCACCAAAAAAGAGTATGTCAGGATATAGTAAAATTAATAGATTCAATTTCCGGTTCAGATCCAACATATTTGGAGACAAATTCCAACAAAAAATTAAAATTTCATATTTCTTTTGACGAAGCGGATGTTAATCTAGAGGTAACGAAAAAGTTTATAACCAAAATAAAAAAATATTTAAAATGTATAGTAGGTATATTGTTTATCACTGCTACTCCATATAAAAAATTTTGGGAAATGCTAAGTAAACATGGTATTATCAAATTATTGAATATGAATGAAATGAATACTATGTTTTTTAGCGATTTTGAAAATTATATGTCTTTTAGTGAACATAACATCATAGAATTCAACAATCAAACACAGAACCCACTTGAATATATAAAGGAACTCTTCTCAAAGGGTTTTATAGACGAAAATAATGGTAGAGTTATTATTTTTGCTCCCGGTCATGTGTATAAAGATAAAGAAGGAGTTGGAAGTCACGAAGAGTTGGTGACATTTTTTAAGAATAAAAATTATTGTTCTTTCCTTATGAATGGCGATTTTAAGGGATTCATATATCCCGACGGGAAAAAAATTGAAGAGTCTAAATTCAAAAATGACCACAATATAGAAGGTGAGTTAAGAGACGTTCTAGTAAAATGGTGCGAACTTAATCCAAACGTCAATCTTGCGTTAACTGGCAATTATCTTATTGAAAGGGGAATAACTTTCAATACCACGGGATTTAATTTTACCCATTTTGTTTTGTCAAATTACCATCTACTTTTAGAAAACAGATTGATGCAAATGGCAGGAAGAGGCACCGGAGCAAAAAAATATGTGAAAAAAATGAATGTATTTTGTACTTCTGAAATTAAGAAATGCATTGAAAAAAATATAAAAAATATGAAAGATTTAATGTCTTTGAAACTCGAGTACTATAACAAAACCGACTTTGAAAATTCAGATAAAGCTATTCCAGTGAAATTAGAAGTACACGATGAAGAAATTTTATCTAGTCTCGTAAATTTAAAATTAAACGGGAAAAGAGGCTACAAGAAATTATTTCACGAACATTTGGTCAAAGGAATTTTGACTAAAAAAATAAGTATTTTTGATGTTAATAATGTAAAGAAATTTAACATCGAAAACAGGTCGTTAAACAATGTAAGGATGTATAAAGAAGGAGACAGTACAAGTTCCAGAAGATTTAAAAATTTCCACGATGCACATGTAAGATTTAACACTATTTCACAAAGTGGCAATGAGAACGAATATAACTTAGATTTTTGTAAAGATGATTATATATATGAAGATTTTACAAATGAGAAAAATGTCATGTGGATTACATACAGATTTTAAACAAAAAAGAAAAAATAGTTAATAACGATGGCAGACCGAGTTGAACAGATGAAGGAGATCCAAGCAGAGGGTCTCGAACTGTTCAAGCGCAAGAATGCAGACTACGGTGACGCATTTGCCACCTACGGGCCCGTGGGGGTTCTCGTCCGCATAGGTGACAAGCTCCAAAGGCTTCAATCCATCACCAACAAGGGGATCACCCTGATTGACGATGAAGGTTTGAGGGACACACTCATCGACCTCCACAACTACGCAGCCATGGCCATCATGACAATGAAACTTAAAGAATGATAAATGTTTTAGTTGTGATTTCAAATCTTATTTAAACAAGAAGGAAAAATAATATTTAAATGTCTGGGTCGCGTTGGTTATATGATATAAAACGAGGATGTAAATGTCATTTATGTAAACCCTAATACTCCTCATAGTCCCTAAGGGGAAACTCATTATCTTTCTCCACATAGTAATCCCATCTATAAAGCCCTTCTTGAAGGACGCTCACATTTTTGTATCCAAACGATCGAAAAGCATCTGCCGCATATTGTGGTTCGTTGGAGAAACGTTCGTTTGCGTAGAAAATAAATTCCTCGTCCGGGTGGGGAAGCATGCGACCCTTTTTGGAAAACAAACCCAAACCGACCATCTCCAACCTGAAAAAACTCAACTTGTGCTTCTTCATATTGTTTAGCACCTCCCTTATATCCTCCCACGGAATGTTGACGGCAAAGGGAAGACGCCTCTTCACGAAATCGTCGTAGGAATTTATGTTTACTATCATGTTCTAATATTATCTTGTATTTTTTATAGCCACAATTATGAACCTTACCATCATGTACACATAGAAAGTACCTAATGCTAAGGTTGTTAATATTATCCACATTACTAATGTTTTGGTATATTTATTTCAGTGCCGATCATCGCACCCCTCTCCTCCCAAGTGCAGTTTACAGACTTTACCTTGTATTCATCCATGTTCTCGTCCTCACATAGCCAGGTGGGTGTTCCGTCCTCGCCCATCTCCACGCCGACTATTTCCACCGTTATCATCTTCTCCACCGTCTTCTCCAGACAGTGCATGCTCCTTCGGTCGAGAAGGTACTTGCCCTTGGGGTGCTTCAATACAATTCCGTCGTGACCCTCGCTTGCGTATTTAGTGTAAAGTGTTTCCGTGTCCCTTTTGTCCCGCATCACCACCTCCACCACCTTAATGTTTTCGGGAAGCCGCTTCAATAGGAGTTCGTGGTATCGCTGGGTAAAGGGAGAATCTAATTGGGTCAACTTGAAATAATCTGAAGCGTAATAGACCCCATCGCGAAAACACACGTCGAGAAACTCACCCTCCTCCAATTCAACCCTCGGAGGTTCCCTTTCCTCACCCCTGGCATTCACGGCAAACATCCTTCCAACTAGCATGTGCTCTCCCTTCATCTTTGGCTGGAAGCAGACGGTTCCCTCAAGGGCAAAGGGGTAATACTTGTAAGAATTCATCAACATGGGACGCAATTCCAACTTATCTTTTAACTCCGTCGCCATCAGGTATCCCCTGTCGACCTTTTCCCTAAACATGGAAGCCGCTTCCTTTTCGCCTTTATTATTCTTATATATCGTCTTGTGAAACTTTCCAATCGTTCCGTATGTTATTTTGAGTTTATCATTTTCCGGACACACCCACCACATCTGGACACCCTTGTCATCCTTGTGGTAAAGCCATGGAAAGTAAGTCATTATAGTTTGCTTTAGCAAGTATAATAACTACCCGAATTAATTATTTAACTAAAAATCAAACGCCCGTTGAACCAAAACCACCCACACTTCTTGGGATAAAACCCTGTTCCTCGGCGCAATCAATTAAATCAGGTCTATCTCTTGCAGATACGAATGAAGGCAAAGGAACATCCTCGGGATTTGGAGCCTGAACCGGAATTTGGGGGTAAAGGTTGGGATCCTCCACCACAGGGACGTGCTCGTAACGCTCCAAGATGAGCTGGGCAATACGATACCCTTGCCGAACATGGAATGGACGGTTCCCGTGATTGAAGAGAACCACCCTAATCTCACCCTCGTAGTCCCTATCAATCACTCCGGCACCCACCTCAATCCCGTGCTTCACCGTCAGTCCCGACCTACTTGCTATGCGGGCATAACACCCGTCGGGAATCTTTATGCGAATGCCCGTAGAAACCACGAAACGCTTCCCCTCGTGAACCACGCAGTCCGAACAGGCGTAGAGATCATATCCTGCCGATAGTTCCGTTCCACGGGTGGGAATCATAGCGTCCGAATGCATCTTCTGCACTACCAGATTGTTCATTGTTTTCGTGATTACTATTTGTCCCTTCTCTTTAAGTTGAATACACAATTCGGTCAATCTTATAATTTTCACAAAGTTCCCTACACATTTCGCACGGGCGGGAAAGTTTCAGCTCGTGACTGTTGTTTGTCCTCACCACCAGAAGCGTGCACTTCTTGAAGTCCTTTCTGGAAATCCTCTTCCTGGCATCGATGATGGCTGCCGCCTCGGAGTGAATACTCAGGGATGCGTGAGTCCTCTCGAAGTAATTGTACCCCCTCCCCACAATCTCACCGTTCATTATGATCACGGCGCCGTGCTTGTGTGAAAGGTTGGACAGACGGGAAAGTCTCTTGCACTCGTCAACGAACTCTTCCTTCATTAAATATTTTTTGTTTCTTTTTGTTAAATGCGCATCCCAGAAAGCACCCGGAGGGAAATTAACAGAAAGATGTTTGGAAACTATAACAGAAATACGGACATAACACTCACCAAGTGGTTCAAGAACCTTCCGGTTGACATCAAGATGAAGATAGTGAACATGTATGAGAAGAAGACCATGCAGACTACGCCAAAGTCTTCTCCAAAAACTTCACCCAGAACGCCTCCAGGTGCGCCCAAAAGACCTCGCAAGAAGACGATAAAGAGAAGAAATACGGTGAAGAGGACTCTTTTTTAGACGATTAATAAACTGGCAATACTTGGGCATAAACACTACCTCTTTTCAAGGGATACCCTTCCGTTTTTGTATGGTGATTACATTTTGAACATATATGCACGATATATACTTCATCTTCCGAAACATCACCTTGCTCGTCATAACGATACACGTGACCTCCACACTCAGCTAAATTATTACATCCATAATGAGCACAATATATTATAGGGTTTTTATCTTCTTCGTTATTAACACTTATTAATTTCTTCAATTTATTACCGGGAACGTTATATGGACAGGTATTTTTTCCCGTGTCAGGAACATTTATCACCCAATCGGTTTTGCTAGTGTAAACATGATGTTTACTTAGTCTATTAAAAGACATTTTATATAGAATTTATAAAACTTATTCTTTTAAATAAATAGAAAACTAGTTACTCAATGAAAATACTTGTCACCGGGGGGTGCGGGTTCTTGGGAAGTCACCTCGTGGATAAACTCCTCGAGCAGGGACACCATGTCACCGTCCTAGACAACTATTATACGGGGAACGCTGGAAATGTCTCGCACAACATATACAACGAACGCTTCAAATTCGTTCTAAGGGATGTATGCGAACCCATGGATTATGAGGTGGACAGAATCTATCACCTCGCGTGCCCCGCCAGTCCCGTCCAATATAAAAGGGATCCCGTCTACACCACCAAGACCTGCTTTTTGGGAACCCTCAACGTGCTAGAACTCGCCAAAAAAAGGAAGGCGAGGGTACTCATCGCAAGCACCTCGGAAATATACGGAGAACCCACCGAACATCCACAGAGGGAAGAATACTACGGGAATGTGAACACCCTGGGCGAGAGGGCGTGCTACGACGAGGGAAAGAGGGTGGGAGAGACCCTCGCGATGGATTTCCGAAGAAACCACGGAACCGACGCGAAGATAGTGCGCATCTTCAACACCTACGGACCCAGAATGGCGAAGAATGACGGAAGGGTCATCTCCACATTTCTGGAACAGGCGAAGAATAACGCGCCACTTACCGTGATGGGCGACGGAACACAGACCCGATCCTTCCAATATGTCACCGACTGCGTGGAGGGCCTCATCAAGGTCATGGAATCCGAACACTCGGGTCCATTCAATGTGGGAAATCCCAGTGAAATCACAATAAATGAACTCGTTAAAGTCTTGGAAGATGTCACGAATAAGAAACTAGAAGTCCAATACATTCCCATGACGGAGAACGACCCCATGCGAAGGAGGCCGGACATCACCAAGATAAAGGAAACCCTGAACTGGGAACCCATGGTGACACTAAAAGAGGGTATAATTAAGATGGTTTCCATCTAAGGAATGCCGGTGCAATCGCAACTAGGACGGCAAGAACCACCATGTCCACCATGAATACCTTATTTTTGATGTCCGGGCACCAATTTTTGTAGACCTTGATTTGTTCGGAATCTTGAGGCTTTGCCCAAGAATAGAATAGGGCAAGCACCGTTGGTCCCATATTGCGCCTACAACTATAATAGTGATCGTAGTAAGCCAAAACCAAGTAAGGGAAGTACAGTAGGGCAAGGAGAACCCATTTATTTTTTGGGGGAAGGTACCAGTAGCCCCCTGCCAGTGCAAATGTGAACCAGATGCACTTCCAGTTCACCGCCGGCGGAGTCCTGTCGCATTCCTTGTGATCGTGGTCTGGCATTATTAATTACATTATAAAATAAACCTCAGTATACCAAACAAAAAATTACGGTTGATAGAAGACATATCACGGCACTCATTTTATCCACGATGGGGTCATCACGAACCACCTCCTCGTGAGTAGAACGCTCCATGGGGCTCAGCGTGACTTCGCGACAAAG